GTTAGCGGCGTCGCTACCGCGTAAAGAATACTTGACTAAAATATCCGCATAAATCGCAGGTATGCTTGTAAACTCAATACTGCTCGCCCCACCGCTTCCAACAGTTACAGTTGCAATTGCTTCATAAGTAGTTGCCATTATGCCGCCTTGATGCCGTATAGGGTGAAGGTTGAGCCTGAAAGAAACAAATGACCTGAAGCATTATATAAATAAATACTGTTGATGGCAGATGTGCTACGCCATAAATTTACAAAAGCGCTTGTTAAGTTTGAAACTGTGTTTCTCCTACTCAACATTGTTTTATAGGTTGTTGTATTTGAGTAGTTAAAGAAATACATAAGAGTAGGGTTTTCAAAACTTGCACTTTGTTCTCCAGGAGCCCAACGGGTCTGATTGCTGCCTCTGCCCGATGCTGCTGAACTTCCGTTGCCCAAAACATAAGTAAAAGAGTAGTTAGAACCTGTATCAGAATTTACCTGACAATTTAGTTCATTGCCCCCAGCAGTCGCCGAAGCGGTGCTGCAAATCAAAACTAAATCCGTATAAGTTGAAGGAATACTAGAAAAGGTTACGGATGCGGTATTGCTTCCTAACGTTGTCGTTGCAAGTGGAGTGTATGTAATTCCTGCTGCCATTATCAATTACCTCGAATTCCGTATAAGGCGAACGAAGAGTATTGCTTGAAATTTCCAGAGGTAGGTAATATTTTTATACTTGTGACGGCATTTGTATTTCTCCAACTTCCTGAACGCAATAATACATAACCACCTGAGCCGTTTACGTCTGTTCCCGCTAACGTTCTTGCTGTTTTATATTTATTTGTATTTGCATAGTCTAATATATCTGTTACTCCAGCACCAGCATAAGAAGTAGACGTTGAACCAACATAACCAATTTTGAAATAAACATCATTTGTTCCAGAACCAGTTGATGCACTAGCACCATCTCCGAATAAATCGTGCCAAGAATAATTTGAAGCAGTATCTCCGTTGAACTGCATCCAGATATTTTGAGTTGAATCTTGTAAGTTGATAAATCTTACTTGTAAATGAGTGTAAGTGCTAGGGATTGAAGTAAATTCTGCGCTGGCAGCACCACCGCTGCCAACAGAAACAGTAGCAATAGAATCGTAGGCACCTGCGGCGGCTGGTACAGAACTAGCGAGAATACCTAAAATAGGCATTAGGCAAGGTCACCCACAACAGTAAATGTATTAGATGCGGTACAGATAATCGTGCACGCTGAATAGCGAGCGCGTAGCTTAGGTGCAGATGCAGTAGCACCTGTTGACGTAATTGTTACACCTGCGCCTTGTGCGAAAGAAACCTGACCTGTTCCGATTTGTTGGCAATGTATCTGATCGCCAGCGCTAAAGACAGACGGCGGGACAGTTACAGTAATTGCAGATGAGTTATTGAACGTGACAAGCTGATTAAGGTTACCTGCTACGAGTGTGTAGGTTGTTCCTGTTTCTGCGTCAAATTCTAGTTTTAGCTTTAGGTTAGCCGTTCCAGACGTTACGCCACCTGTTAAGCCTGAGTCTGTTCCTGTTGTGACACCTGTAATGTCACCGGATGATCCAATGGAAACCCATGCTGAGCCGTTATAAACTTCAGTTGCATCGGTATCTTTAAGGTATGAAACCATGCCTTCGGCTAAGACGCTAGCAAGCGCGGTTGTACGAGCCGCAGCACTAGCAAAGACCATAACCGCTTGCTCTTGTAAATATGTGTTCACCTGAGCTGCTGTAAGCACGTCACCCGTGTTAAACAGCTTATATCCTGCACCTGCCATTGTTGCTCCTTAGTAGCTCAGCACGTCCTCGCCTATTATACCGCTGATCGCGCTATTTAACACGAATCCAGCAAGCAAAGGCTCGGCTGTGAATAGGGTTGTGTTCCAGCTTGATTTCGTAATGTCATGGTGTATGCCGTTGACTAGGCTAGCTTGAGTAATACTGCTAGATCCCGGCATCGTCTTTGTGACTGTTACCCCGTCTAGCAACTCAATGTCCACACCGGACAAAGGCTTATTAGGATTGGCATCATCGTATAGATTAAGCTGGATGCTATCGATACGGATCTCAGGATCTTTACGAGTGGCTAGGATGCCTTTAGCCTGATTCAGCGCTTCGGTGTCCGTTTGAACAAGGATGCCGTCCCGTTTGCCTGAATGTAAAAAGTAAGTGTCAATCGAAGTCTGATTAAAAGCGTTCTGTGCTGTGCCGCCTGAGCGTGTAACAGTCACGTCATTTAGGATTTGAGTATCGTCAAACGCCACAACAGCGTTGGTGTATGAGATGTTTGTGCCTGTATCCGAGAACGAATATAAAGATGTGGCAGGGCGGGTAATTAGGTTGGTGCGGCTGATAAACGTGGCTTGCCCCTGAGCGTCAATAAAGAATCCACCAAACTCGCTGTTTTCTACTGTTTGTAGGGCTTCTAAGGCTGTTCTAGACGTTCCGGGATCTGCCTGAAGGGTAGAGTCACCAGCATCAATAGAACGTAGGCTTACGGGGAAAGCAATGTCGTCTAAAATGGCATTGACGCGAGCGCCTGAGAGTTGACCTGCCGGCGTGCCTGATACTGTGCTGATTGCTGAACCTGCGAGCAGTTTAGTTGCATCTATGCAGCGAAGGTTGACTGTTGACAAATCTTCATTGCCTAATCTAAAGCCTGTGTCATAGTTGGTGATAAACCCTGAGAACAGGTAATAATCTACACCGAGATAGGTCGCATAGATAATAATCTGCCGCAATGGGACAAGATTAGGGTAATAGGCGCTATTAGGGTTTAGTGGATTCCAATCGCCATTCTGATCAAATAGCGTGACTGTGGCTGTGCCAGCTTCAAATTTAGATGTAATGCGATTGCGTCCACGCCTAATCGCCACGCTGGTAACAAGGCTAGTAATCTCGACAGGCAACACGCCTGATCCTAAGCGGTTTGTGCCTAAGATGCCTTTTGTGGCTGAATCTAGGATTAGTGGGTTTGTTTCGTAAGCTGTGTCAGAATCAAAGTCAACAAAGACCCGAAGCGTGGGAGCTGCCATTAGATTGACGTACTGCTTATCGTGATGCCTTGCCCGGCTTTTTGTTGTTCATAAATCTGATTGGTGATAGCCGTTGAAAGGTCTTGTTCGGATATGACCGAGCCTTGAACGATGACAGTAACAGGCGGCAAGCCTTCTTCTCTACGGCGGAAAGCACTTGGATCAAATAAAGATCCTGCCGTGATGCCGGGAGTATCAAAGTAACCCATCGCGCGAAGTCTAGCTTGCTCATCGCTTAGGTTGCTCATGCTTGACAAAGTTAATGAGTTTGTCAAAGTATCAATGTGTTCCTTAAGCAAGAAACTTATTGGCGTGCCTGTCGGTGTGCCAGCCCGTAAGGCTGTCAGCGTGTCAATCGCGTTAGATACTGAACCTGTTGTTATTGGTGGTGCATCTGGATTGAATGGGTTTTGTATAACTGTGCCCCCGCCTGTTGTGCCACCCGTTGTGCCACCAGTTGCTCCGCCAGTCGCTCCACCAGTTCCATTACCACCAGCAGACGTAGAACCCGCCACGCTAGGCATATTGCGAATTTTGGCTGCAATAGTGTCAAGGTCAGCCATAATCTTCGCCATGACGCTAATCCAATCCTCAAAAGGATTTTTAGCCTTTGGTAAATTGACAATGCCTAGATCTAACAATGCAACCTTAGCCTGTGCTTGCAACAATCTGCCGATAACGTCTGTGACGCTATCTCCGGCTTTCATAATGACACCTAGATTCGCAAGCGCTGGAGCATTAATAGCCAATACCGCCCGGCTCGTCTTTTCCGCCGCATCTGCCATGTCATTGTTAATTGCCAATAATGCAACAAGGCGAAGGCGTTGTTCACCATCAATTTTGCCTTGTAAAGCTGCAACAATCTGAATGTTTTCCATGTCAAAGACTGTGCCAGCACGCTTAAGCATCTGCGCTTCTTTTTCTTTCTTTAAGCGCTCTTTCTCAGCCTTTGCAGCTAACGCGGCAGCCTTTTTGCGGTCTGCCTCAATCTTTTTCTGCAATGCTTGTTGCTTGCGAAGATCTGCCAAAAATAGTCTATTGGACGCAGGATTGTTAGCCTGTCGGTTTTGTGCTGCCTGTGGATTGTTAAAACGATTCCGGATTTCCTCTAAACGGCGCGCTTCTTCTTCGTCTATGCGCAGACCAGTTGAAAGCAGAGCCCGTGTATATTCGATGCTTAGACCAGCACGGCGGAAAACGTCACCGATTGCTGTGCCAAAATTAACCAGCTTTTGTAGCCCTGCGTCATAATCGCCGCTGCCTAAACTTTCCAAGAATGACAAAATTCCTTTGCCGATTTCTTCTTTTACGTCACCAAAAGCAATGCTTAAACGATCAATCTTGCCTGAATAAGTCTGTGCGTTTTGCTGTGCTGCACCTGAGAACTGAGCGCCTAAGGCTTCTACGGCTGCGGTGAAGCCCATTGCTTCTAGTTCTGCCGCTGTATAAGCAGTCTGCAACTTGCCCAACGATGCAAAGTTCCCATTGTATGCGCGACTCAATGCCGTTGTAACCGCGCTTAAATCTTTACCGGTTGCGGTTGAAACGTCCATTGCAACGTTCAGCAGACCCATAGACTTCTCAGCGTTAAGAGTTGTGCTGATAAGTTGTGCAATGGCTGGCGACAATTCATCTTTGCTTATCGCGGTTGCTTTCTCAGATACTTCTAAATAATCTTCAATTGGCTTCGTGTTGTAAGCAAGACCGAGATTGCGAAGGCTGACTGCTAGTTTATTGGCTGCCTTATCTTCTTCCGCGAAAGCGCGCACCGATGCTTGTAAAGCTCTAAATCCTGCCACAGCAATAAACGTGCGGCGCGCTGTGCGTGTTAGATTATCAAACTTACGCGTAAGGCTGGTCGTGCGCTTCTCAGCCGCCTTAAATCCTTTATCCTTGAACTCAGATGCTATATCAATGCGAATGTTTGCCATTATGCAGCTTTCTTTGCTTTTGCCATTGCCTTAAATGCATTGCTAGCCTTCTCAATGGCTCGCATCGTAGCGTCTAGCGCCTTGCCGTTGTTTTCAGCGTATGCGGCATAAAGTAAGCGTCCACGATTGTAACTTTTGGCATCGTATTTTTTTAATGGTCCAACGGCGTTCATTGAGCCTACAAATATCGCACCAGCATTAGGATTGTTTGAATTGCCTATGTTTTTGTAACTTTCACCATAAGCTCGATTGGCTCTTTGTTTTCTTCCGTAAGGATTTTGGCTACCAGCCGTTTCAACAATAGATCCGACATCGGATTTGTTTAGCAAAGAATACAATGCGGCGTAACCTGATTTATTTCTTTTGCTGCGCCCAATTGTATAAGTTAAACCTTTGCGTATGACACTTGAGTTGTAACGTGGAAATGCGCGGCGACCTTGAATACGGCTCACAGGCTCGTAGCCTTTGTCATTCCAATTTGTTAAACGACCCGGTGCAACGCCGGGCACTTTTGCTTTCGCATCGTCAGTAACTTCTTTGAGTGCAACGCGAATTTCAGCGTTCATCTCTTTAAGAAGGTCAGGCGCAAACTTCTTGAGCGCTTTCTTTAGCTCAGGTACGCCTTCTACTACGACTGGCAATTTTGTTCTCCTGTGCCTGTTTCTTTAGTACCTCATAAATCGCTTTAAGTAAATCACGATCCATGTTAATAAATTCGCTAGGCGCAATCCCGAGATTTACCGAAAGTTCAGCTATGCGGTAAGTCCAAGAATCGCGCGTTAGCCATTTGGGGATTCATCCGCCAAAACCTCAACAGCTCGCAAGGTTTCTAGGAACTTGTCCCCAAAAGGCTTCACATCTGCAGCATCTGCTCTACGCAGACACTCCCAAGCAAGCCAGTAAATATCGCTCTGCTTTTGATCTTCTTGGAAAGCCTTGTAAAAGCCTTTCTTCGTATGTTGCTCAAAAGCGTATTCAATGACTGGAGTAATCTCATGGATTGACTCTGTGCCATCTGCCCTAGTGATCTTTAGTCTTGCCATTGCCCATTTCTCCTAATTTAGAACGTGCCGGTGCTTGCAACTGTTACCTTTGAATTAAGTGTAAAGGTAATGTCCTGAGTTGCCATGTCGCCAACTGCGCCATTGATAGGCGTTAGGTTGTTGACAAGAATATCAAAAGTGTAAAGCGGGTTAGTTGCTGCAACTGCTCCCACTTTATCTTGAACCAACTTAGCGGCTACTGTTGTACCAAAAGCGCCGTTAAGCGTCTGAAGCACTTGTGAAGTAGCTGTGTCGTTCAAGAATGATACTGTGAGTGTGCCTGACTCCAAGCCCTTAACGAACTTGTGTGCGGTGTCACCCATTGCGGTTACTTCAAGTTCATCCGCTGCATAGTTCAGGGTAATTGAAGTAACGTGGTCGCTAAGATCAATCGCGTTAATCTTAAGACCGACTGTGTTATTTAAGAAAACTGCCATTTGGCTTATTCCTCATCTTTCTTAGCGGTTGCGGGTTTTGGTG